GGTGATTGGAGCTTCGAGTATTTACTACTAGATGTGAAAATGAATTCAAAATTGATGAAGAACTCATAGTAGAAGATCTTAGTGTTGACAGGTCCTCCTTCTATGGAAATGTAGAGCGCCTCCCAGTTTCCTGGTGGCACTGCAGTATTTGTGGCGTATGTAGCCACGGCCTGGAAATCCATGGATTCAGAGTTCATCGGTCTTGCGACCATATGTAACTCTGTGTTGGGTCCAATACCGTGAATGTCAGTATGAGTGAATGCATCTGGGGAGGTTTCTATCGTTCCAGCAATGCCTGCGGGGGTACCACGTCTAAGCTTAACCACGCCTTTGCAGTCTGTTGCTGATAAGAGCGAAACTAACCTAACACCCATAGAGATGACTCTATACTGAGCGCCATTGTCCTTAATCAAACTAGTAATATCGCCCGTGTAAGTAGAACCCCAATAAGCAGGAGAACCAGAATTGGGCTCATGTACAAAGAAATTCGGTTTGTCAACGAACTGTATGTGAGCCTCAGTAGCTGTTGCTGCTGTTTGAAGGGTTCCGGTGTAAACAAGCCTTTCAGTGAAGGTGTTACCAGACCCAATATCAGGGATCTTAGCGAATTTAGCGGCGTCACAGAAGGGATCTGTAAGTCCACATAAAATCTCTTCATGGTGTGACATATCGTAAGAGGGAGCCGGGCGACTCTCACTCCTACGCGTCGGGGTAGCTTTTGCCTTTGGTTTGGCAGTTTGCGTAATTTTCTTGACCATCTTTTCGGACCCCCCGACTAGATCCGAAGATGTGAGGAGTAGGAGTCAGTAGGTGGCCTCAGTAGAGGCTACCTGACTCCAAGAAGATTCCCGGCACTTATTCCTTGCTGCTCGGAATTCGAGTTGAATATTGAGCGGCAAGTGATTAAGTATACCATCATCGGATTCTTCTGACGTCGATTCCAAAAAGTTGGCGAACAATTTTGAAAGACCGTCGGGCCTCCTCTGTGGCCTACCACCTGGGGCTAGATAAAAGATCTGGGAAGAGAAATGATAATTTCCATCGATTCCCTGCTCAATTTTATCAGTATGTACAAAGCCCCACGATTCTGACTTTAATTGTGCTTGCGGAATAGAGTTAGTCGCACAAACACAATCGTCTCCGTTGGTTGCAGCGTAAAAGAGTGGTGCGATGACCTCCTCATCTGGCAACTCTGAGTCAATCGTATGATCAACGTAAGCTAGGGCCGCTCTCTGAACACTATTCTCATAGTGTGTCAGGAGCTTTCCACTGAACTGAAAGTAGAACCTCGGGATCAGCACGTGACCATCACTATCTATGATAGTCATATACGTCTCAACCAAGTAATATTTCCACATTAGCGTCAGTCTAAAAGAAGTGGCGCCTAGTGCGCTATATCTCTTAGCTAGTTCTTCATGGAAAATGGCATGCATCCAATCTCGGACTTGGTACTCCCATCCTTGTATATCATCAGATATGGCGGGTGTTCCATTGTTCTCGAGACTGATATTGTTAATGAAGGATAACACCTGATAGATGTCATCAACTCCATCCTCCGTATACATGTCCATTCCGACTTTGTGAAATTGAGTTCGCCACGTTTGCGGTACATGTATCAAGAGATCTTGAAACAATAACCTGCCCAACATGTTAACCCAAACGGGGACGCCAAAGATTAACCTCGCGATCTTCCCGATTTTAGTGGGCTCTCCTTTCACAAACATGGATGCTGGCGGCACCAATGACAACTTCACTAGGTCTTCCCTAGTCACAGCCGTGAGATCCGTTGTAAGGATCAATCTCAGCCAGTTCGAGAAGTCTCTATATAGTATGTCATAGTACTCATCAATCAACATTCCAGTCGTTGATGCATAGGGGTAGGGGTAACCAGGAGATGATTTCTTATTGAGATTTGCGATTATCCTATCAAAGACTGGAGGATGAACCTTCCCTTCTTCGTCAAAGATGTGCTCATAAGAGTAGCGCTCAACTCTAAAATCGAGCTGAGATAGCTGGTAGGCGATCACTGATCTAAAGTTTTCTTCCTCTCTTTGCGACGGGCGTTTCTCTTCGCATTCTTCCCCGATCCTTGTGGACGCTGCTCTACTGATGTAGTATGAGAGCCTGTCTCTTTCAACTTCTGCTCCCCTTGGGGGGACGTGGAGGTTGAGGAGCGAGGTGACGAATTCGCCGTCAAGC